ATTTTGTGCAGCGGATTCTTGCGCTGGCTGGCGTGGATGCGTCTGTGATTACCTTCCAGCGCAATACCATTGAGAATGAGCTAGAAACCGCAAACATCAATTACACGCAAGTGCAGACTGTGCAGGCGATGCGCGCCGACCTGTCGCTGAAATACGCGCTGGGGCTGTACCCGTGTATCGACCCGAACGACATCGACCAGATTATCAAAGACAAGGATGCCGAGGATGTGAGCGGACAGCCTAGCATGGAGGATTTACAGGCGCAGGTAGACGAGCAGAACCAAAAGATTGAGCAGCGATTACCCGCAGAGGCGGTGTAACCCATGGACGCAGCAGAGCGCGCAACAAACGCAATCCTCAAGCGTACAGAAGCGTCTATCGCGGAGATTTACGGCGTTGCGCTGAAGGACGCAATTAAGGAACAATCGAAATTCCTCGCCAAGATCGCGGACATTGACAGCGGGAAGATCAAGCCGCCTGCATTCTACGACACGCCGGATAAGATGCTCAAGTGGCGGCAGGGGTTCACAACTGAACTATTACGCAAGAACAAGGTTGTAGAGAACATCGCCGCACGCCTGAAAGCCGCAGGGGTTGAAACCCAGCCGATCATCAAGCAAGCTATGGTTGATGTGTACGACACCAACCGAACGTTTACGGTTTCGCAGCTTTCGACCTCGGCGGGTAAGGCAGGGGTTGATGTGAGCTTCGCCCAGTACGACAAGAAACAGATTGAAATACTTCTCAACGACGCACAGCCCGCGTTCAGCAAGATTGCTTACAAGTCGCTCGGACAAAACCCCGCGATTGTGCGCAGGTTGCAGAGTGAATTAGCACAGGCCACGACGTTAGGCGAAAGTCAGCGGGACATCATCAAGCGGATTCGCAACGTGACCGGGCAGAGCCAGTACCAGGCGAAACGCGTGGCACAGACCGAGCGCACCCGCGTCCAAAGTCAGGGAATGGCAGACACGATGGACGAGGCCGCAGCGCAGGGGGTGAAGGTTACAAAAACATGGAGCGCAAGGATGGTGAATACTCGCGAAACACACGCGGACCTTGACGGGGTTACTATTCCGAATGGCGAGGCGTTTCAGTTGTCTGATGGCGACACTCTTATGTACCCTGGCGACCCAAGCGGCGCGGCGGAGAACGTGATAAACTGTGTCGCGGGAAGCACGTGCGTTGAGAGTGAAAGCCCTATCTATGCGCTTACAAAAAGCCATTATACCGGATGTTTAGTCACAATCAAGACGCGAGGCGGCATACAGCTCTCCGCTTCCCCTAACCACCCGATACTGACCGACAAAGGATGGGTCGGAATTGGAGCGCTCAATAAAGGCGACAACATCCTTGTACGCGGCCTCAACAAAAATCGTACGAACGGGATTAACCCAAACAAAGATTATGTTCCACCCACAACTAGTTGCCTCTATCGTTTTTTTGAGATTATGTTTGAGCCTAAGCGGATTGCTCGTGCATACGCTAACTTCCACGGCGACATTCCCGACGGACATATCGAAATTGTAGCGCCTCCATGCTTTTTGGAGCATTGGGGAATATCCGCGAAGGCTAAGATAATCAAAAACCTCTTGTTCAAACTTCCCCATCTTAAACATAAACTTTTGAGCGGAAAGGGCGTGATTTATAAGCGCGGATGCGGAAAGCGTGGATCCACTAGATTTTTCGTTCGCAGCGCTTGTGATTTTTTTACGATCCTCAAAGGTTGTTTTAGAGTAACGCATATGCTGACCTTCGGAAATGTTCCTAACAGTAAGTCCCTCTTTCACAAGCAACCGATTGATGGTTCCGCGATCAACTCCGAACAAAGAAGCGATCTTATAAACAGCCTCCCCGGAGTTGTAACGCTGGATGATATCGTGGATATCATCATCAGAGAAAAAGTGTCTTGTCATTTGTATAACCTCCAAACACAAAATGGGATGTATCTCGCCAATGACATTATAGCACAGGCACAAGGAAACGTCAATACATACGCTATTGTGCATAACTGCCATTGTGTTCTAATCCCGGGGGTGGAATAGTGAGCACACAGATAAAGTTCATCGACAACAGCGACAAGATCAAGGCCATGGTGGCTGGGAACAAGAAAGCTGCATTGGCTGCGATGGGGATTACGGCAGTTGGGCTGATTGTAAAGCAAATGCAATCAGGGTACAAAGACCCGCATCCAACGCGCGATTCACAAGGGCGACTTACGGGAGGCACGCACACCGACATCCGTTTTACAGGCGATCTTATGCGCGATGTGAACGCGGAGGTAGAAAACAGCGGGCCGGACACTGTGGATGTAGGCAACTCGCTGGGTTATGCGTTGTATGTGCATGAGGGAACCAGCAAACTTAAAGGCCGCCCGTACATCAAAGACGGCATCGAGGGCGGCAAGAGCGAGCTGCAACGAGTAGCAGAAAACGAATTGAAGAAGGGGTTTTGAGCATGAAACATTGACGCACGCCACAGCCTGTAGTATAATATATCTGACACAAGCACAATCATGCGGCAAAGCATCGCCGCCCGAAGAAATGGAGATTGTAAAATGGCAATGACGAGGAAATTCTTAAAGGCGCTCGGCATCGAGGACGATAAAATCGACCAGATTATCGAGGCGCATACCGACACAATCAACGCGCTGAAGGACGAGCGCGACACCTACAAGGCAGACGCGGAAAGTCTGCCCGCCGTCGCAAAGGAACGCGACAAACTGCAAAAGGACATTGACGACCTGAAAGCGAAAGCCCCGGATGCGGCCAAAGTACAGGCCGAGTTCGACGCATTTAAGCTGACGGTCGAGGCCGAGAAAGCCAACGCAAGCAAAGCGCTGGCGGTCGAGGCGGCGCTCAAAGCAGCGGGCGCGAACGAAACGGCGGTAAAACTGATGCTGAAAGAGATTGACCTGTCCACGGTAGAACTTGACGGGAACACCGTTAAGAACGCGGACAAGGTGATCGAACCGATCAAGGCGGCATACGCCGGACTGTTCGGCACCCAACAGCAGCAGGGCGTACCGCCTGCCACGCCTCCGAAGGGCAATGCGCCGGATTACGACAAATTGTCCGACGAGGATTACTACAAGGCAGTAACATCCAAAAAGAAAGAGTGATAAACGATGGCAACTAACTCGTTTTTGTCCGTTAAAGAGATTGCGCGTCAGCTTCTTCCGCGCCTGATGCAGAACCTCGGTTTCCCTAACCTGATTTATCAAGACTACTCTGGTGATTTTGTTGCCGGCAAGGGCGCGACCGTGCAGGTGAAAAAACCCGTTGTGCTTACCGCATCCGAGTTCGATTCTGGCGCGGGCATCACCGCCCAAAACGTGGACGATAGCAAGACGGTGGAGGTCACGCTCGACAAACTGGCTACGGTTGATGTTGAGTTCGGTGCTGTGAGCCTTGCAACCGATGTTGATTCGCTTGCGCGTATTTTCGTTGAGCCTGCTGCGATTGCCATTGCCGAAAAGATCAACAGCGACGGCTTGGCACTGTACAAAGACATCCCGTACTACACCGGCGCTGCCGCAACCACTCCCGACGGGCTGGACGATTTCGCGCTTGCTGCCAAAATCCTCAACGACCACAACGTGCCCGTTGCGGGGCGCAACGCCGTGTGGAACACCGCCGCGTTGTCCAAATTCCAGCAGCTGGCCGCTCTGGTCAATGCTGAAAAAGCGGGGAGTACCGAAGCCTTGCGCGCCGGGTCCATCGGCAATGTGTTTGGCCTGAACAACTACATGTTGCAGGGCGTAAAAACCCACACCACGGGCGCTGCTGGTACGACCATCGCGGTAGACCTTACCGCTGGGTATTCGGCTGGTGTGTCTACCATCCACGTTGATGGGCTTTCTTCCGCGTTTGTCAAGGGCGATCTGTTCTCCATCGCGGACGACACCACTCAATACGTTGTGACCACTCCCGGCACGCTTTCCACCGCCGATCAGGATATTACCTTCTATCCCCCGCTGGCGAAGGATACTGCTGACGGTAAGGTGATTACTGTGGTTGCCTCTCACGCCGCGAACATGGTGTTTAACCCTGGCGCGTTCGCGTTCGTGACCCGCCCGCTGCTTGCTCCTGCTGGGGTGGAATCCTACACCACCAGCTACAATGGCATTACCGTGCGTGTGGTTCGCGGATACAACATGCAGTACAAGAAGGAAATGCTGTCTGCTGACGTGCTGTATGGCTACAAGACCATGTACCCCGAAATGGCCGCGATTGTTTTGGGGTAGAATCCTACACAGAAGGGAGTGATCTGTAATGGCGGTAACGATAGCCGACGTAATGGCCGAATGCCGGAATCACTTTCAACGCGATCATAAATATGGCGCGTATGAAATATCCAGCGGCGTTATTACGCCAACCGATGGCATTACGATAGGTACGTATATCGCCATTACAGGGTCCCTGCTGAACGACGGCGTGTATCTGGTTGGTGCTGGGTACACGCTCACAGGAACGCATGACGAGGCGTTTACGGGCACTGTGTGGTATCTGTACCCGCCTGCGCGATTCGTAACATTGTGTGCAGAGATTGCCACGTTCGACATGACGCACCCCCCGCAGCTGGTAACGTCCGAGAGCTTCGGCGGGTATAGTCGGTCGATGGCAACTAACCAAAACGGCGCGGCTGCTGGCTGGCAGGCTGTGTATGCAGATTCCCTCCGACCCTACAAACGCCTGATTAAGACGGTGCCGCTATGCTGACAGAGTACTTTGAGGCATTTTACAAGCAAAAGCTCACGTCGACGCCTTCCCCGCTGGGTGGAAGCGTAGATGCGTGGGCAGACGATACCGAATTTCAAGCCGGAATCTGGATTGACAATAGCGCGGAAGCGCGGATTGCCTACCGAACCGGCCTGAAAACACAATACAACATCATCCTGCCTGACGGGTTGACGCTGACGCACAACGACCGAATCCGGCGCGTGAGTGACGGCAAAACCTACCTGATTACGTCTGGCATGAGCCACACTCCCGCACCTGCCGCGCTGCAATACGGGCGCGTGACCGCTGAGGTGATCGAATGACCGGGTTGCACACCGCGCTACAAACGTTCTGGTCACAATTCGCGTATGGAACGGCGATCCCCGCATATGAGCAGGGAAACGTACCGGAAACAGTGCCTGACCCTGTTACAGGGAATCCAATCCCAACGCCATATCCCTACATCACCTATGAGGTTGCACAAGGTGCATACTTCGGCGCAACGGTTCTAACCGCGTTCGTGTGGGTGCAAAAAACAAGCGGGGTTGATGCGCAAGCGGTGCGCGCTGCTATCCTTGACCTGATTGCTGCTGCTATTCCTGACGAAGGAATCACGCTGACGCTCACAGGCGGGCACGGTTCGATTGCGTTGTACCGCAACGACGCGGGCTTTATGAGCTACTACGATGACCCCACCGACACGAGTGTGCTGGGCGGGCGCGTCAGTGTAGAGGCTCACTACTACACGACATAAGGAGGGCGTAAGCCTATGATCAAGGGTGTTCGCGCCGCAAGCTTTGAAAAGCTGCAACTGAATGCAGGCGCGTTTCTG